GTCACTAACCTCTGCGCTGTCAATGGAGCCAATGTAGCGGCTAACAAGACTAGCGCTAGCCGCATCTAATTGATCTTCCCCAGCATCTTGCAAGTAAAGAGAAGCGATTACCAACCTGCCAGCTCCAATGGCTGTGTCTGTTAAATCAACAATATCGCCAGTCGCTGCAATCTCAATGGAAAGTGCCCCAATGCTGTTCGCAGGCCGCAGCGTAAAACCTGATGCGGTAAATGGAATGTAGACAAACATGCCTTGAACATCAGAGTCCACGACGGATAAGTCCTGCGGCACCTGGTAGAAGTTTTGCCAACGCCGTGTCGGTGCACGCTTACCTGAGCTTGCGTCATATACGCTGGTTCGATCAGCGTAATACTCAAGAAAACAAAGCAGGTCGTATTCAACCATTAGGCGAGTCCTAGCTGACGACGAACACTGCCATCACCTGCAATCAGGCTAAGCGTTTGATTGACACCAGCCTGAACCGCACGGCTTAGATCTTGTGTGGTGACATAATTCGTGCCGTTCATTTGTGTTACAGGTCCGGTTTGAATGCTGACGCTGGCACTTGGCATCACCATGCCGCCTTCTGCAAAACCAGGAATTGCACCGATACCACGTTTCCCTGAGATCCAGTTTTGAGCAAAACCTGCAGCTTTACTTTGCGGCACGATGTACTCAGGCTCACCACCTTCGCCAACCATTGCAAGTGTTGGACCGTTTACAACACCACCATCAGCAAAGCGTGGAAGTGATACGTTTTGAAGCAGCGGTATTTGTGGCAAGCCAACACTAGATGCGATATTGTTTGCGCCTTGAATCAGTCGATTGATGGCTCCAATGGCGCCGTTGATGCCAGCTTCAACCACGCCAATCATGCTATTGATAGCGCCTCTCACAATGTTGATTGCGGCGACAAATGGGCTTGAGATAATTTCTTTCATTTTCGCCCAGGCGCCTTGTATGAATTGAATCGTCTGCGGAATAGCGTTTTGAATAGGCGTCAAGAAGTTTTGTTGAATCCATTGCCAGCCCTGCTCAAATGGCTGTTTAATCTTTTCAAATAACGTCGTGAACTGCTGCCCGAACCATTGAACAATGCCTTGTGCAGCTTTTCCTGCTTCATTTAGGAGAATACCGAAACCACCAGCCAAGTCTTTGACCCATTGAATCGCAGGTTGAAATGCTGCTGCGATTTCACTTCTAAACGTAATCAGTGCGGCAATTACGGCTCCGATAGCGATTGCGATACCTACTGGACCAGTCAAGAACGTAACTACAGCGCCGATGGCTGGCATCAATGCGCCAAGCCAACCAGCAATTGTTGAAAGAATCGCCATGCCCTGAAGAGCCCCGATAACTGAACCAACGGCTGTAATTAGTGTTCCAATAGAGCCAACAATAATTCCAAGAGGAACAATTACAAGCGAAATGGCACCTGCGATAGCACCAAACTGAATAATGAATTGCTGCATCTCAGGATCAAGCTGCATAAATCCTTCAAGCAAACGCAATACCGCATCTCCTAATGGAACAAGAGCCTGCGCAATAGTTGTGCCAACGCCAAGTTCTTGGAACTTACCAACAACCTCAGTTAGCTTTTGCACCAACGGCGTGAAAACAGGCAGAAGCTGTGTGCCAATAGCAGTGTTCAAATCCTCGATAGCTTTCTGGAATAGCTTGTAGGGATCAGGCGGTGGTGGCTGAATCTTATTCAGCTCATCCATTGCCTTGATAATCACATCTGTCGTGATCTTGCCTTGAGCTCCTAGCTCTTTGATCTCGCCAACGCTTACACCCATCACCTTGGCGACTGCCTGACCTACAGCAGGCAAACGCTCCATCACAGAACGCAGTTCATCACCTTGCAGCTTGCCAGAACCCATTGCCTGACTGAGCTGCAACATCACGCCTTCTGTATCTGCCGTCGTTAGATTCATCAACGCAGCAGCCTTATTGACACCAGTAAATGTCGTGTCAATATCCTTCAAACTGACACCCATAGGACGCAAGCGTCCGTAGAGATCAGATACCGCTTGTGCTGCTCTTGTTTGCCCGATGCCAAACTGATCAGCAGCTTTTGCAGCAACTGCATTAAGCTGTGCGGTCTCCTTGTATTGACCGCTGAGTGCAGCAATTTTCTTGGCCGTGCGCTCTGCTTCAACACCAGCTTTGACAAAACCGCTAACAGCAGCGCCAGCACCAATGCTTGCCGCGATACCAGACAAGCCAGTCATTGCCTGACCGACTTTGCTTACAGCGCCACCTAGTCCTTTAACCGCACCGTCAAGACCCTTCAGCCCAGCGAGCGCCTTGCTTGCGTCAAGGTTGACGGCAATATTGGCAACGACGCCCACAGTGCTACCTCGTCGATACGTTTAGTCTACTTCCGACGCTGTGCTGCTTTTTGTGCTTCCTCACGCTCGATTCTGAAAAACGTATTCCAAATCAGCAGCTCCTCTGTTGTTACCTTTTCAACGAGCTCAGCCAAAGTGCAACCTAGTTCTTTGGCGAGGGAAAGTTGGAGCATCAGCAGTTTGTCCCGCTTTAGCTCCTGTTTTAGTTTCCCGTGTCTACGTTCACGAGGTCGTCAGAGATCAGCGCCAGGATGATGCGTTGCAAATCGCTGTCGCGGACTTCATTCTTCAACTCAGCAACTTCACCAGCAGAGAACATTTTGTTCCCGTTTTCATCCAATGCCTTGGCAACCAGAAGCTGAATCGCCAAAGCATTTGGATCGTTGCTTCCTGCAGCTTTAGTAGCCCGCTCACGTTCAGCCATCGTCAAGGCAGTGTGCCAAAACTCAAACTCAGAGCCGTCACTCAGCTCCACAGTCTTTTTCAAGGGCACCAAGTTTGCAGCCTTCTTCAGGCGATCTAATGCACGCATCGGCTGAGCAGCCATAAAAACCTTTGAGTTCGCTCTACTTTAAGCATGAAAAAGCCCCCGGCACAACCCAGGGGCAAACAATCTCCCGATTTCAGGCTATCAGCTCTTGCTGAAGTCGAAAGTAGGAGCACCAGCAGGACGGAAGGCGATTTCCACCATTTGAGCATCGTCAGGGTTGACGGTCAAACTAGCGGAAGTCAGCACTGCTTCAAACTCAACACTACGGCTAAGGGTTGCGTCAGGACTGCCTCCACTCATGATCCGGTCGATGTACAGCTTGAAGGATGCACCAGTCTGCTGCCGCTGGATCACGTCTTGGATCATGCGGTTCGACAGGTTGGTATCGTCATCAGTGGTGTACACCATGCAGCTTCCTTCACCGTCAGCAAAGCCGGTGATGTAGCGGCGGAAAGGAGCGTACTGTCCAAGCGACTGACCGATTGTGGTTACGTCGATTTCTTCACGAGTGATTTCAAACGACCACTCGCGAACATCACCAACTGCTGCGTAGCTGGCGTATTCCACTTGGAAAGCGTTAGGCGCAACAGCTGTACCATCATCCGTGATGGTGATGGTAGAACCGCCAGCCGTTGCCGAAACCTGCAGCACGCCAGTCGAGGCGGTGTAGGCAATGACGTAGTAAGTGGTAGCCGCGCTAATGCCAGCAGGCAGGGTGCCGGTGCCGCTGCCGCCAGTTTCAGTGTTTACCACACTGAAAACGACAGGATCGCCAACTTTCAGGTTGAGGTAAGTAGCAACTGTGATCTCGTCATCAGCGACGGTCACAGCGGATTCGCCAAACGTGGCTTTGGTGCCAGCAGGCTTGTAATAAAGAGCGCCGGACGTACCGGACAGAACGGTAGCCATGTTTTGAACGGTAAGTGGCTAGATGAAGTCTAGCTTTGCTCGTAAGCCTCGAAAGTTATGGAGATCTGCGCTTGGTAAAACCCTTCTGGCGCAGCGGGTTCGATGGTGCGCGGACCATTTGCAGGGTCAAACTTGATATTTTGTAGCTGCAAACGTGAGAACAGGTCAATGCACCGCTGAGCGATTGTGAGTGCTGCACCTGGTCCTTCACCACGCGGGCTGTAGACGTTGAAGGACAAAGTGCCAGCCCTGCGGTCGTACCCTTCGCCAGTGCCGCGATTTGATTCTGTCAGGATCGTTAGGTAAGCAGAATCGCCCCAGACAATGTTTGTTTGAATCCAGCTTGCATTGTTTGGTGGTGTGAACGGGACGTTTTGATAGGCAACAGATAAGACTGGTGCCGTTGCAAACTCAGTTGCAATGCGGTTCTCGATAGCAGCACGGATGGTATTTAGGCTCATGATTCACGCCCGATTTTGTCGGCTTGGGATTTAACCCATGCTTGCATGTTTTTTGCAACCGTATCGACCCAGCCTGAAGGCGCCTTTTTGCTCCAGCCTGCAGCTAGCGGCTCAGCGTAAGGCAGGTTGTTATGGATGCTGTAGATGTTGCCGGGCTTTTCGTTGCCGAGCTGATAGTTCACCGCCAGCGGCGGCGATTGTGAATATTCGCCAGGTGGCTTACCTTGGTACGGTGCTGAGTTTTGACCGATTGCCCAGCTAGCACGAAACCTCCCAGTATCAACAGGGCTTTCGTTTTTAAGTCTTGCATCAGTTTCTAGAACTGCTGCTCGAAGCAGTTTTTCAAACTGTTCCTCTGCGTATTTACCAATGTCATCAAACTTGATAACGCGTGCCATGTTATTCCCTCAGGATGATCTCAAAGACAATCGCAGTATTGTCCTGCTCGATTTTATTGACCTGGATGATTTGCATGATACGGCTAGCGACTGTCACCTGATCTGATACGGCAGGTTCAAAGGCTAGGTCGGCAGCAGCAATCGTCAGCCTCTTGTCTGTGCCCTTGATCAAATCATTGATATCACGCTCACTGACGTTGTCAAGCACGCCACGCACAGTTGTCGTTGCAGTCGATGGCGTTGATGTGCCGGTCGTGGGGTTATAAGCGCCAGCCGTAACGCGGCGGAATGTAACCTCACCGCCAAACTTCGCCATCAGTTTGGATGCGGTCTTGCGTAGCGAGGTTGCGAGTGCCATCAGATCTTGTAAGCGATGCAGGCGCCGTTCTGGAGCTGAATGCTGGTGAAGTAACCAGTCAGGTGAGCGCCTTGGTCTACTGAAGCACCGGCAAAGCTGTTGTCAATGATGTTTGTTGAAACGATTGCCGTAATCGTGCTGTTTTCGTAAAAGTCGATGTGGTGAAACTTGCCCGTATGAGCAGCAGTGTCAGTGATCAGCTCAGCGCCGATTGCGTAATCAACATGACTGGCGCCGCCGTGTGATTTTGCCATGGCTAGATCTTGTAGGCGATAACAGCACCGCCTGAGTTAAGGGTAAAAGCGGTGAAGACGCCTTGGATCTCAAAGCCTGCAGGGAATGATTCGCCAACAGGGTTGTTGCCAGTCCAGTTTTGAGCGGTCAGGGCAGAAAAGCTAGTGTTGTTTTTCAGAATGACGATCCGATTCCAGCGCCCGGTCTTAGCATCAGTCGAAGTGACAAAATCACCGCCGATGCTGTAGGTGTTGTCGAGCGCCTGCTGAAGAGACATGATCAGATCCTGTAGGCAACAACTGTGCCGCTAGTCAGCGTCACGCTAGTGAAAATGCCATACATCTCACCTGTTGCCTTGAGTGGCACAGCAGTCAAAGCATTGCCGGTATAATCCTCAGCAACTAGCGTCGCAATCACCGAATCCTCAAGGGCACAGATCTTGGCAAAGCGCCCGGTATGAGCAGCGGTGTCGCT